CCGACATCAGTTTGAGCTGGAGAACCAGCACTCTGAATCTCGAATACAGCATCAGGGTCGTCTTGTACAAAAGCCACGATATCAGTCGATACAGTTCCGTCAGGGAAGAAAGATTTGAAAACAACGTCGCCGCTGCTATCAGTGAACTGACACCCTCTAAATATGCCTACTGATTCATCACCAGCTGCTGATACTAAAATCGTACCAGTATTAAGCATTTTAACTAAATCGCCTGAAAAAATATTCCCCGAAGCTCCTGTAGCTATCTTATATTCTGTTATGCCATTGTTGGCAGTTCCAGAACCTAATTTACCTACAAGTCTTGCTCCAAATGGGGCATCTTTGTTAGCCATAATAAGTCACCTTATATTATAAAATTGAAAATGATGATCAACTACGTTGACCACCGCCAAAAGTTACTTTGCTTGTTCTTTCCGGTTTTAACATCGGTGAACTAGGATCAGATTCCCTTAAGAGGTCATTATCTACAGCATCTTGCTGAGTTCTGGCACGATTTTCGAAATAGGAGTTTCTCTCATCTCGTGTCTCGTTCGGGATCTTGGCCAATAGCAAACCGCCAACTGAAACTACTCCTGCATGTCTACCGTTATCAATAGTAGGAAGCGGGAAATCACCTAACTCATCGGCTTTGACAAGGTCGAAACCCTCTCTCATCCTAGAAGTCACATTCTTTCTATCTTCGTTACCAGCGATTTCAGCTCTAATCCACCTGTAGGTGTAACCCTCAGGTGCAGGAGGAGTATCCAACATTGATGGTGGACTCCAAGGTTTGCGAGCAACTTTTTTAGCTCGAGTGTCGGCAGAACGTGGGCTTCTGTTTAAATCTTTTGTATCTTCTGTCATAATTATTTACCTTTTAACGTATTTAGCGTACTCATTCAAGGGTACGTTTAATCTTTTAGCCATCTGAACTTCTGCAGGAGACAGTTTTACTTGTCTTTTATTAGAGCCGGCATTACCAGCTACTCTTCCAGCGGAAGCCACCTTTTGTGAAGGCTTAGATTTTGTAACAGAAGATTCGTTAAACTTCTGAGGGAATTCTTTACGAATTCTCCTATCAAGTTCAGTATAGTACTCATCTGTTCCTGCGTCAAAGTCTTCTTCAACCATATTATTATGTATAGCGTAAGCTGATACAGTCATAATCTCATCGTCACCAAACCAAGCATTATTTTCTGCCCAACTCTGAGTCTTTTGATCCAATTTAATTGGCTGTTGAGCTTGAGGTTGAGCCTGTTGTTGAGGCGCATAATTTTGGTAATTTGCTCTTTGTTCTTCTTGAACGTTTCTTTGATATTCTAATTGTTGTTGTGAAGTAACAACTTTGTTTTCTTCTACCGCTATCTTTGCTAATACTTCTTGAGCCTTTGCAACCTTGTCATAGTCAGCAACTTCATGCGCTCCTTTTAAAGCAGATAAAGCTTGAGCCTTTTGAGACTTAAGTCTTCCTTGTGCTTCATTTAAGTAAGATCTATCAAGCGTAGAACTTTTATTTTTTAATACTTCATTCTCATAAGATATTTTTTTCGCATACTCATAAGCAGAGTCTTGTCCTCTTTCTGCCTCTCGTAGTTTACGAGTTAAATTTCCTATACGTTTTTTAACCTTATCAGAGTAATCAGCTAATTCATCTTCTGTTTTTACTTCTGTACTTTCTGATATATTTTCTATTGAAGCATCTGCTTCTTCGTCAGGCGCTAGATCTGCTATCTTGCCACTAACTTTTTCTTCAGGGACATCTACTTCTACAATCTCACCCTCATCTATAAATTCTTCTTTTCTTAATTCTTCAGACATATTTACTCCTTATACTGCAAGAATATCATCTGGATCTAATATACTAGCGATTACTTCGTCATCGTTAATGATTCTGCATTCAGACTCATCACCCAATCTAAAACGAGCGCCAGCATACCTGCCGATTAATACCCATTGTTTTTCCTGACACCAAGGAGCAGAGAACTTACTCTTATCCTTATAGCAATCAGGACCCATTTTCACAACATAGCCAACTACAGTAGCTAGAGATTCTCTATCAACCGTTGATTGTACTAAATGAATTCCACCTTCTGTTACCGCTTTACCTTTATAAGGAAGGATTAAAAGTCTCCAACCCGTGGGTTGCGGCATCCTATCTAAAAATGAATTGTCTAAAAGAGTTGGGTCTAAGACCCTAGCTCCTTGCTCTACATAGGAAGGATTTTCCTCTGGAGCTGGAGTGTTTTGTTTTTTTTGTTTGGTTTCTTCTTGTTTTATTTCTGATTCAATTGCTTTTGCAACATGATCAGGTATCTGTATCTTCGTCATCTTCTACTATTTTTCCCAGCAGTTCCCTAAATGTACTTTCTGCATCGACTAGAGAACTGTAACGTCCACACAGATATTGATATGAAGCAAAGTCTTTTGTCCCTGACAAAATGACCTCTTGTACTCCTTGTTTTTTAGCTTCTATTTCTTTTAAGAATTTTTGGCTAACCCAAACTACGGACATTAATAAATGCCAGAAAACTTACCACCAAATTCGGCGGCGCCCATACCTCTTGCTTTTCCTTTACCTGTTCCAGGCTTTGGAGTTGTACTGGCTGAAAAAGTGCCTGCATTATTTTTCATGGGTACTGACCCTTTCTTTCCATAACTGCATTTGTCTTTCATGACCTTGGGGGTTTTCTGTTGACTTACTTCTGTTCTTTTTATCATGTTTCTTATTATCTTGGTTATATATAATATTTGCAACCTTTATTTTTACTCTTGGTTATTCTGAATATCCATAAGTTTGAATCTTGCTTGCTGTTGTAATCTCTCTCTTGCAGTCTCATCTCTTAAGTCAGCTATATCTTCCATAGAGCCTATTCTCTCTCTATCGACTTCTATTCTTCTTTGAGCCTCTTGGTTTTTTCTTTTCTCTTCTGCTATGAATTGTTGTTGTTCAATAGAAAGTTCTTGGCCTTTTAACGCTAACTCTTGCTTTCTAATTGCTACTAACGGATCTTCGTCCTCAGGAGACGCTACTTTTTGATTGTACTCAACAAGAAGTTCTGCAAGTATTGGAGAAGAAAACTCAGCTAAAAGATCTGCAGCTTGTTGTGCCATTGCCGGCGCTTCTTCAGGAGAGGCTTGTTGTGATTGTTGCAGTAACCCTTGGAACTGTTCCATAACCTCAGGAGGCATTTGTTGCTCAGCTAATTGATCCGCTTTCATTTGTAAATGTTGCATGATATGTGAATGTATTAAAGCTTGGATCTGCGCATTCATTTGTACAGGTGGAGTATTTAATAGAGACATGTGAATAGAAATATGAGCATCATGATTCTGTTGAGGGAATGCTTGTGCTTGCTCTCCTAACAATAGTTTGTTGTTTTCAAAGCCAGGCTCTGTAACAACTGGCTCTGTAGAAGGTGGCGGAGTAAGTATCTGATCTACGTTATCCACACCTATAGCATGGTACATTCTTTTGTAAGATTCATATATTCCACTAGGCCCGTGAACTTCTGGATTAGCTTGTACTAAATGCATCATCTCTTGAGCCATAGCTATTCTTTGAGCTTGACTAAATATGTCAGGATTAGATACCGGGAATATGTCTACCTTCTCATCAAAGTCTGTTAGCTTAATAGATGATTCGCTATTAGCTATTGCATAAGGATATTCTGGAGGTAGGTATTCTTTAAATACATTTGCTAGTATTCTAAATTCTTTCTTTTGAGAGTTATGCAATCTTTTGTGAATTGCAGATAGAACCTTTGTAGATCTTTCTAATAACGCAAGTGTTGTTCCTACTGGAGCATTTGGATTGCCTTGTCCTGTATTAATTTCAGCAATAGATGCAAACTTTTGACCAGAGTCAACTAGGATGTTTAATAGACTTAACAACGTTGCACTAGGTTCTTTAAATGGTAAAGGCTGGATAGCATCTCTTAGAGATCCTCCAGGAGCATCAACATCTCTAAACTCGCCAGGTTGTATTGGGGTATCTTCATCTCTAATTCTAATACCTCTAGTTTTAAAACCAGCAGGCAAGTTAGCTAAAGTACCAGCATCAATCAACTGTCTCATAATAGATGTAGAAGCCTTAGATAGACCACCGATCATATGTGTAAGACCAAAGCCGTAAAAGCCTAGGCCAGGTAAGAATTTAAAGTGAACAAAGTATTCTATCTTTTTCTTAGTAGCGTCATCTTCTTTGTAGTTTCTTCTTATAGAAAGTATCTCACTAGAATGAGTATCAATAGTAACTATATAAGGAAGCTTAACTCCTGTAAGTTCTCCTTCCTCATCCATATCTTCAAAACCTTCTAGTTCTAGATTACAATGCACTTCATATAATAACGAAACCTCACCATCATCATATGAAGGCTCCATACCTGATAGCTTGTTTATTTCTTCTTTTACATCTGTATAGTTTTGTGCATCTTCTCCCGTTTCTAATTCAATCTTACGATAAAAGCCCAGAGCTTGTAGTTTTCTTACTTCATTCTCCGCTATCTTTATAACGTTAGTTATTCTTGGACATGTCTCCAAGTCAGTTGTGTAGTAAGGAACTATTAAATCTTCCGGAGCAATAAACTTAGAAACGGCTCTTCCTATTGCTTCATCGTAATAAACTTTTTTAAATGCAGATCCTGCTAAAGGAAGATAGAAAAGCATTTGATCAAGCTCCTCATCAAACTCTTCCATAACATGTGTTATCTGATAGTTCATAAAGTCTTTAACTCTTCTGGCTTGTTCTTCTATTGACGAGCTATAAGCTCCCATTGTTTGAGTCTTTACTGGTCCACCTGAAGGAAGTAATTCTTTATATGCTTGAGCCTGGAAAGTTGTAACTGCTTCACCTAGTAATGGATGAATAACTCCTGAAGCTCCAGCAAAAGGTTCTGACCTTTCTTCGTCAAACTTCATACCTAGGTATTTTAAACCGTCTGTATATGTCTTTTCCCAATCTTCTCTTGAGCTTTTGTCTTTCTCAATACCTGATATTAATTCATTAGCAATAACTCTTAGATCTTGAGAATCAATAACTTCTGCAAGGTTATCGTCAAACCCTGTCTCTATCTCTTCTTCGTTAGATCCCTCTAATATAGCGCTGCCATCTTCTTGTATTTCAAATCCTTCTGTACCAGAATCTCTTATTGCTTCTAAGGCAATACTCATATCTTCTTGTCCAAGAGGTACTTGATTGTCTTCGTTAATAATAGTTGGATTTATGTCTTTATCTATTGCCATTAATGTATAGTCCTTTGTTTCATTACAATCATATCTTGAGGTACTGACTCTACTAAACTACCAACAATAGTTATCTTACAATAATCAGCTTGCTCTGCAGCTTCTTCTACTGAGTTACACATGATAAATGGGCCATTCTTTATTTTCCCATCCTCTTCATATTCTGTAAAAAAAATTAACATATTAATAATACACTCTTTTTACTGGGGGTTTCTCTCTATCTAAATAGTCATCATTTAAAGATACCAAACCACCCTCTCTAAATCTCATCAAAGCTTGAGTCATAGTATCACACAAGTCATCATTTTTTCCAAAAGGAAAGGAGGCACATTCGTCAATCATCTCATCTGCAAACTTTTTCTTAGGCGCCCACACCAAACCTGATTCAAATATAGGAGCAACGGAATTCATTCTTGTAGACTTGTCATGCCCTCTAGTAGGGGAGTAATTAACAACAGGTATTCCAAGTCTTCTTAGTTCGTGAGTTAGAGGAGTACCAGAAGCTTTGGCTTCAATTAGGGTCATATCAGGATCCCAGTACTGGTATTCTTCGTAAGCAATTCTCTTAAGCTCTGGGAAATCCCAACGGCCTTTTTGAGCGTCTAACAATATAATAGAGTCTGGTGCGTCAGCTGATGGTTTAAAAATACCCCAAGTAGAAATGGCCGAGTAATCAGCGTTCTCCTTTTTACTAAACGCCGTATCATAACTTTGAATGATATAACTAACACTAGGCAACACTTCATGATCCCAAGTCCTCCACCATTCTTTTTTAACAATAGCTCCTTCTTCAGAGGTAGGTGTTTGCATCCACTGAGCATTCCATTTTTGTACAGGCAACGAAGCTTTAACTTTCTGTAATTCTTCTAAAGACCAGAACTCTGGCCATAAAGGATTTTGTGACTTAGGAAAGATAGCAGGAAATTCAACTACGTCCCATTGATCAGCAGCGGATTCTTTCTGAGCATCTAATAACTTAGCCGTTAGATCTATAGAAGACCAACGTGTCATTACTAATATTATGGCTCCACCGGGCTGTAAACGCTGTCTAGGTCCAGAGGTGTACCATTCCCAACAACCTTCCATAGCAGTAGGGCTAAGAGCGTCTTGTTCTGAATGAGGGTCATCAATTATAAGGAGATCCGCACCACGACCTGTAATAGCTCCTCCGACACCAGCGGCAAAGTATTCTCCACCCTTGTCTGTTTCCCAACGACCGGCTGACTTACTATCTGCTCTAAGTTCTACTTTAGGAAAGATTCTTTTGTATTCATCTGTATCCATCATGTTCCTAACCTTACGACCGAATCTTACTGCTAGTTCCCCTGTGTGAGTTGTTTGCATGATCTTACGTCTTGGTTGTTTTCCCATAATCCAAGCAGGAAAGTATGTAGAACAAAACTCTGACTTAGTATGACGAGGAGGCATGTTAACAATCAAACGGTTAATCTTGCCACTAGCTACATCTTCCAGCTTTTGTGCAAAGACTTTGTGATGACGGCCACAAACAAACTCTGGCCACATGTGATCAATAAACTCTAAGAATGTTTCCTGGCATCCTTTCTGTTTCTTTAATAGTTCTAATCTTTCTTTTAAGACTAGGGTTTCTTTAATCTCTTGATCAGATAGATGAGCTAAGTTCATAGGCTAGATAACATATTATCAATATCTACAGATCCACCATCTTTAAAGGCGTTAATACCTAGCTTCTCTACAGCTGCTTTAAGTCTAGCATCAAACTTAACGTAAGTTCCAGACACGCTTTCTAATAGTTCAGGATCCACATTTGTTATGTAATCTTTCTTAGGAAGATTAAGCTCGTTAATTATTTTTCCAATTTCGCTTTCTGCTTCTAGATAAGTTGTTTTTAATATGTCATTATCAAGCCCGCCTTCGTCCCCAAGTCTTTTAGCTGCTGAATCTAAGTAAAGTCCATCCTTTCCTTCTTTTACAGCTCGCAAAAAGTTAGCTCTAATAGGTAGCTTGGTCACCTCAGATCTAGTTCCTTTAGCATAAGCATCTAAACTATAACCATCTAAATTTTTAGTGTTTATTCCAAGGGCTTTTTTCATTAAAATAACACCTTTTGTTAACTCAAAAGTATTTAAATCAGTATTACCTGTTGTTTTTTTAAAGTATTCTGCAGCTCTTTTTAATGGATCATTACCAGCATATGCATATGTCTGCCTAATTCCACCTCCTGGTAGCTTCTCAAGATCAAGATAAATTTCATCCAAAGATTTGTCTAAAGATTCGTAAAAAGGTTTGCCTGTAAGTTTTTCTAAATCTTTTGTTTTTAAAGAGAAGTCTGTAAAAAGAGAGCCTGCGCTTTCAATATTACTATTTTCATTTGCTTTTTTAAAAGTTCCACGGAGTTCTAGTTCTGTTGCAATTTTCTTTTCATTAAGTTTATTAATTTTGTCACGAAGTTTTTTAACTTTGTCTTGATTAACATCAGGGAATTTTAATAGTTCTAATCGTTCTGCATCAAGAACTTCTGTTATTTCTTTTTGAATTGCTCTACTTTTTATTCTTAATGCATTTATTACAGGAACTGATTCGTTATATTTAGTTAATGCTTTTTTTAAGTTATCACCCGCTCCTGCAGGAAGGTAAGGAGTAGCCTTGGGTGCTTTTTTTGCAACATCAAGGTAAACGTCAACAAACTCATCAACAAGAGGAATTAATGCATCATCAACTCCTGTTTCTGCTAACTCTATTTTCATTATTGATTTTATTTTTGCGGGAGATTTTCCAAGATGTTCTTTTAAACTACGAGCAAGAGTATCTATATTATATGGGCCAATCTTTACTGAGTGTTCAACCAATCCATCATTAATAAATTGCCTTCTAGCATTCCTGACTTTCTTAGATGCATCTTTAAGTTCTGAACTGTAGTCTGATTGGACTCTAGCAACATTTAAAAAATTAGGTCTAGTAGGCAAGCCATCAAAGAAAGAACTAGGTATTACATCTTCAGGAATACCAAGAGGATCAAAACTATAATCAGCAGTTGCGTCAAATACATAATTATCTTTTTGATCCGGATAATGACTAAAGACTCTCTTTCTTGTAACGCCTCTTACTTGGTAAGTAGATTGCATTTCATTTGCGTATTCTGAGCCTTGATTTTTAATCCTACCAGGCGATTCATGATCTCCTTTTCTTACATACTTCTTACCTAATGCGCCTTCTTGATTAGATGTAATATAGTTTAGTAACCTTTTTCTAGAAATCTTATCTGATCCCCTAACATCTAATTCTTTTAATAGTTTTGGACTTAGATTTCCAGATTCATCTATTATATTTAATAAACGCAACTCACCTAAAGGTACTGATTGTTTTAGTTTTGCTAGGTATGTTTGTACTGGGGCTTGGTTTGGAAGCTCCTTATTATAATTAATATATTTAGCAGCTTTAGAGCCAAGTCCCTCTGCTCCACGATAGGTTAATTCAGACATCTCTAGAGGTATAAACTCTTCAACTGATGGTAATTTTATTGGATCCTTAGGGATTGTAGGCTTTGGTGTAGCTTTAGGCTTTGGGGGACTCACCTTTGAAACTACTTTTGTAGCGGGCTTAGCAACCCTAAGGAATCTAAATAAAGGTATTAAACTAACACCACTTAAAGCTGACATACCGTAATTACCGGCTGCGCCTAAATAATCTTTGTCTTGTATATTTTTTTTACCCCTAGACCCAAACTCCTTAACTTCGTAGGTTGCTAAAACATCACCCACTCCAGGGGATATACTTATAGCTAGTTGGTCAACAATAGGTAAGTCTTCATAAGTTCTGTAAGCATCACTTATATTACCGTCTTTTATCTTTGCGCTTATCTCTGCGAATGTTTCTGCTCTAGTAGCCATTAATCAAATAACTCTGGTTGGAACCCATCTAATTGATCTTCTATTTTCTTTTGATCAATACTAAGTCTATTAAATTTCTTTTCTGACTTTAACATAAGTTTAGGCCCTGCAACCTCTCCTGCCTTCTTCTCCGCTACGCCTCTTTTGTAATCGGTAAGTGCTTGCCTTTTCTGTTGTTTGACTCTTTGCAAGCCTGAGAATAGTTTTCTTGCCTTACCAACACTTAAGCCAGCCTTAACAAAAGGTCCACCTGCCATACTGGCGTAGTCTAATGGATTGGTAGGATCAAAAAAAACATCAGTAACATCTCTTAAAGAGATATCGTTTGAATTTTGTGGGGAGTTATCTAGTTTTTTTTTTCTAGCTCGGCTAGTACTTGGGATAAATCCAAAGGACCACCCATATTATATTCAGCAACGCCACCCATACCGTAATAAGATTCGCCGCCCATATTTAAGTTTACTCTATCTATATCAGATATAGTTCTGCCTGACATATCTCTATTAGACAGGGTTCTTCCAGACTCACCCATCATATCTCGAGACATCTGTTGATCGCCTGCTTGTGATTTAATAGAAATTATTTGATTTTGCAATCCTTCTATCTGCATTTTAATTTGATTTGCGCTTTGTTGATCGTTATCCCTAGAAGCTACTTGGAATGATTCTATTAAATTATTAATTTCTGCTTCTATAGAAAATATTCTTTCTTCTGGTAATCTACCTTGGACATCTTCAATAGATCTAGATGTTCCCAATCCTGCTAAAATAGCTTTAAGTTGAGCAGGAGTAGCACTACCCTGTCCCATTCCTGATGCCATTCCTGCTGCTATAGCTCTATCTTGACCGGATATAGTTCTACCTGAATTTGCAGGACCACCTCCTTCGAATTTAGGTCTAGGATTTTGTCTCATATTATTAAAATTTTGAAACATACCTCCTAATCCTTTCTCACTCTGTCCGTTCTGTTGCATCATTCTTTGTGGCATCATTTGCCCAGGGTTTTGACCCCCCGGCATGTTTTGTGGAGGTACTGGCCCTCCAGCCATCATTCTTGGTGGCATTCCTTCAAAAGGCATACCTGTTTTTGTTTGTGGAATATAATTACTAGAACGGCCCATAGGTTTGGGTGCAGCACTTCCTGACTTAATACCTTTTTGTCTTAAATTGTTTTTTATATTGCCAAAAAATCCCATTTGAAAATGATACCTTATCTAAACCGTAAATCCAAGGCTTCCATCTCCTAATCCAAACATCTCTTCTGCCATCTCTAGCTCGTCTAAAGTCATACCAATTTGTTCTAAAAATTGATTTACATCTTCTTCGCTAGCACCTTCGGCCATCATTTGATCTACAATTTTCATAATTTGCATAAGGGCTTGCTTAGCTTCGGATTTCTCTTGATCTGTAAGATTATCTATTTCTGATTGTAAATCCGTTGGTAGTTCTTGGGGGGCTGGAGCATTTTGCATCATACCTGGTTGTTCCATACCTTGTGGAGGCATACCCTGAGGAGGCATTCCACCCATCATCTGCGGATCCATTACTGGTTGTACGTCCATACCCATCATATCTTCATCCATATCATTATCCTGTAAAGGTCTTCAGCAGGCTTATTGGGAGGTTGAGAGCTAGATATAACAAGCCTGCTTAAACCAATTATATATAAATATCGATTGTAACATCAGATAATACCAAAAGAACAGCTTTGTCTAAAAAATGAAAATCGTTTGTGTCTAATACTAACCTTGTGTGTGTATATAATGCCTTGCCCAAAATTTGGGGGTGGGGGGGTTAGATCCGATCCCCGACCGACCAAAAACCTGACGGAATAGAGTCCCATAAAAAAAGGGAGCATTTGCTCCCTTAATCGTCCTGGTTATTTTTTAGTTTAACAAGTCCATTCCATCTGTAAGATTATCTACTATCCTACCTTGGTTATCTTGCGGTGTTAAAGACCTAAGAAGTTCTGCTTGAACTCCTCCGTCTTGTAGAACTTGAACGCCGTTAATAATAAGTGATTGGCAATCTGTCTCAATTGCATGTCCTATCACAACCGTTCCGTCTTCATTATACAAGTCTATTTTAATCTTCATATTGACCTCCTAATAGTCAGTTTATTTAAGATACCCTATTATCGTCTATTGGTTACTTCTTGTCAACAACTTATTTATCTATTCATTTCTTCTATTGTAGTCAGCAATTCATCTATGTCTTGTTGCAAAGCAACCAGTTCATCATGATAGTCTGGGTCAACGTCAACAAATACATAATTATGTTCGACTTGCTTTCTATCTATTTCCTGCGTCACCAAATCCCATAACCGTTCTGCATATTTGGCGTTAGTTCTAAACACCACTTTCTGTAATACTACTTCTGTCATTTTGTTTCTCCTAATAATATAAATGAAACCCATTATAACATACTGGATACATCTTGTCAACCCCTTCTACTTTCATCCATCTTCTCTTCCCCTCGTTCTGTTCCCAGAACATATTGTGTGTGTTAAATGGTACGCCCTAGTTGAGTAGTAGGACAGGGTATGATCTTCATCCCCGACCCCGACCGCTCATTAGGAACACTAAGACGTACACTAAAATGGCAAGCTCAAGCACGCAAGCTTTTGTACTGTTCTTCCCAGTACTCATCTAGATAGTCTAAATGCGGCGGATAGAAGTTAACTGAGTACTCATCGTCTGCCCATACTCCGGTTATCTTCAGCTCTTGAGTATCCACATAAACAGTGGGGCCTCCGCCGGCAAGCAATAGGAACACCGAGTAATAAGAACCGTCGCCGTTGATTGTGTACCTCACACTGTATTCGCCCGCGGCATCAGCTGTTAGCTCTTGGCTTTTTATATCTTCAACGTACGAATCAACCAGACTGCGTAATTCAATCTCTGTTGGTGTCAGTTCTAGTACACCTGTTTCGTCATTCATCTTCATTTTATATCTCCTAATAGTTTAATGAATGCATATTTAAACCTACTGTCTACAATTTGTCAACAGTTATTTACTCTTCGTTTTAGGCCAGGCGCCTCCTGGTTGGCCAGAGTTATATTGTGTTAACGTTGTGTTGTGGTATTGCCTGTAAACATTTGAAAATGCCTCCCCGACTCCCGATTGATATCCCCGACCCGATTGATAGACAAAAAAAACCCCTCATAAAGAGGGGCTGTTAAATTCTATTACTGATCTATATCTTCACATCAAACACCTTAGACAATCTTTCCATTAAATCCTTTGCGTTATCTGAATCCATTTGCATGAGAGTAATTTCATCTTCTATCTCATCCTTTATTCCCCAAGAGCCATTTAATGTGTATCTAAGTGCTTCCGTCCATATACCTTGTACATATTCGCTATCTATTGCCAGTCCAAAATGACTTGTAGGTTTCCATTTATTGTGTTCTGCAATTCCTTCTTTCAGATTCTGAGTAACCTCTGACAATTCTTGCGTCAAACTATCCTTCTTCTTTACTAGCTTTTGCAAAGACGTTGGTGTCTTTAACTTTCCACTAGTTAAGTCTTTGTTATACCCTGCTACTTTATCTTCAATCTGTTTAAAGATTCTTCTTGCTAATGCCTGTCTTTCTATTGCGTTCGTTTTCATATTTTCTCCTAATATTATTTATATGAATATTCATTATACATGAATGGTTACAAAAAGAAACTACTTATTCATCTTTACTGTTCTCTGGACAGAGCATACGGCAGATAGCTCTTGTCTGGTCTATTGTGGTGTGCCTCCTTGTGTTATAATTGTGTACTGAACGCCCGACCTATACTTCAATATCCCGACCCGACTACCCCGAATAAACGCCCGACTTACTAAGTGCTTTTTGCTAAGCTTTTTTATTGAGAGAGTGACCAAGAGAGGGGGGTAATGCGATTAAGTTAGCAGTTCTTGACATATGTCAGTTTGTTATAGTCAAAGGTAGTTACAGCCTGTATATATAAAGACTTGCATCTAGTGGTTACTTAATGTAATATAGAAAGAGTGCAAAGGGTAATTCTGTATGGCGAGTTACTAATTAGAAAAGGCTTAATCATTCTACCTTTGTACTTTGTTAGGTTGGCATACAAAAGAGGTAAGCCATTAAATTGATACCTGTACTCTACCCAAGTCCCCAAGGCTTCGGCAAGACGGCAAGAGGTCATAAAGAGAAATGAACAAAGCCTAGCATTTTTTATTAACCCTTAACTTTAGGAGAGTATTATGGGAACAAGAAGCAATATTGCGTATGAGAAACCAAACGGGAAAGTCGTTGTAATGTATTGTCATTATGACGGATATCCAGAATATAACGGTAGGATATTAAACGACCACTATAACAATCGATCTAAGGCTCATGCTTTAGTAGATGGTGGTTATCAGTCGGCACTAAAGGAAACTTTAGAAGATTCAACAAAAGACAGAGTACACCAAGACAAGGCAGATATATATCATTCAGCACATGCATTTCTTATGAATGTTCAAAGTGATATTGAGTGGATCTATCTGTTCAAGAATAATGAATGGCATGTTGCAGAATGTTGTGATCTTTCTTTGCCTGTTAACAGTAATGACTTTGTACCGTTATGGTCTTGCTTGTGCAAACTAGGAGTTACAGCTAATGGAAACTAAGTTTAAAGAGACGAAGAAGTTTAAACATATCAGAACTAATACTTTTGATATACCAACGGGGGAGTTAGAATTCCCCCTAACTACTGGCAAAGAAGTCTTTGAGTTCCTTATGAGACATGCTAATAAAAAGCGTTATCAGTTCAAGGCAAGAGGTAGAGGAAGCCGTAAGCTATACGGAAATACTTATGACTTACCTGTAGAACATGCAGAAACGATAGCCTTGTATCATTCAACAAGAGAACACATATCATTCAAAGAACACCAAGAACGAAGAAGATCAAAATCAGCTTATGAAATACAGAGGGCTTTAAGTTCTATAAAGATAGCAGTAGAACAACACAACCAAGCATATGAAAACGATTTAGAAATAGAGGCAAAGACATGAGTATAAACAGAATGAGTAACGAAGAATTTATGGATAATGTTTACGATAGTCTTATGAAGAATACAAATTATAAACAAGCAGACTTTTCTATAATAGATGATAAATGTTTTATTGAAAATAGAAACGAAATCCATATTGGAAACTTCACATTAATTCCTCCC